AGCATTAAGCCAGGATACCATTTAATTCTGACCCTCTGAGCATCCTTAGTTTCTAGTGAGCCAAGGTCTTCCACTGTAATCGGCATGGACTGAATACCACAGACCGCTTCGGGAGCTAACCTCATCACGAAGATGGAAGTTCCAGCTGCCGTTGTAGCAGTAGGAGTATAGGTAGTTCCCATAGTGTAGTCAAACCCATAGGCAGCACCATATGCCTTTGTGCAGTCCTCATTGTCGCTAATCTCATCAGAGACAGCAACAGGAACTCCGTAGATAGTCTGGACACGGGCATTGGCAACATCCGCATAAGTGATTCCGCCAACACCATGGAAGTATGAGTTAATCTCCCTACGCATCAGTTTGGACATAACCATCAGGTCTGGTGTGCCAGTCTTTATCAGGTCTACCGCTTGCTCCAAAGATGCCATACTAAAGGTAACTAGAGGAGTAGCCGATGCACCAACGGTTACGGTGTTATAGTACCCGGTGGTTACGCTACTGATTAGGTAGTGAAGTCCATCAAATCCCTTAGCGTCAGCACCCGCACCAGCGTTGTAGTAGCCGTAGTAAAACATATTCATGTAGGCGTGCTTGATTGCCCTTGTCTTAGAAGCTATCTGTTCAAGCATCAGGTCGTTTACGTCAGAACGAGTTGCTTGCAAGAAGCGGTCAACATCAGCATCTCCACCAAGAATAGTCGTTACAGCAGTTGTTGGCGTTGTGGCAGAAGTGGATTCAGTCCAAGTCTCATTAACACCGTAGAACTTGGCAGTGGATAGAGTTGTTTCCACATTGTAGGTCAGCCCATTACCTAGAATATCCTTAAACTGTAGCTTTTCGAGTAGTGGGTCTTGATAGATTAGTCTCTCAATAACCCCTTTTTGCAGAATATCATTGGATAGATAGGCTGCCTGAGCTAGTGTCATAGTCATTTTCTTTTATTTCCTGTATTTAGTTTTTATTATCGCCATATAATGGCGCCGACTTTATTTTTTCTTGTGTGTTAGCCCATACATGATTTTCTGGTCTGGGCTAAGGCTGGATAAATCTGCCCCCCCTGCCGTAGATACGCCAGGGTCAACTTTTGGAGTTGGCTCATCTTTGGGTTTCTGGTATAGTTTTGCAACTAATTCCATTTCCCTTTCGGTAGCACAGGATTTTAGCTCATCTATGGGAACGCCAGTCTGGGCTATTTCAAATGCCTTTGCAGCCAACAGGTTATCCCTTTGGGCTTGTTCCACCTCGGACTCCCTAGCTGCAAGGTCTGCATCACGTCTATCACGTTCTGCCTCCCAAACTGTCTGGCTCTTAGCCCGCCTGTAACCCTCAAGGGCTTCCGGGTCTTGGTCGCCAAGGAGCTTTTCGTGTGCCGTTTCTAGCTTTTGATAGCTTGAATCTCTGCGTTCCATTGCTCGCCTTAATTTCTCTGTCTCGCCTTGTGCCTTTTGAGCATCGGCCTTAGCCAAAGAAATCTGCTTGTCCCAACCGCTTTGAGCCTTCTTGAACTCTTCGGTTTCCGTAACTGATTTCCCTAAAGTAGTGTCTTTTGATTCCCTTGAAGATTCCTTACCCTGCTCCTCTTCAGAAGAAGGTTTTGGTTGCTCCACTGGACTCGCAACCTGCTCTAAGTTCTCTGTAGTCATTAAAATCCTCCTTATAAATGCCTGCACTTTTGGTGGCAGGCTTCACCTACCAACCCTAATTATCTTAGAACAAGAGGTAGGATATTTTTTAGCCATTCCTCAAATTCCTTACCAGCAGCAGGTTCCTCATAAAAATTAGTATAAAATGTTACAAGAGCACGCCGTTGCTCTGCTGTAAAATTCCCTGTCCGTATAGCATCTGCCAATGTTGGGTCTTCAGCTATCAAATTCGCTACAGCCTTAGTAGCCACTAGACTTGTGCCCTTTTCTATTTTCTGCCTTTCTTCTTGTTCTATCTCAGCCTCCCCCTTCTCTACTGTAGCTAGCCCTTCCTTCACTAGAGCAGGTAATACTATATATGGAATCCCCCACGCATCAGCCCATTGCCTTAATGAAACAAGGGCACTTCTACTCCTAATAGAAGTAGCTCTTCCTAGTAAGTTTAATTTAACATCTGTGTCAGGATTTGTCTTCCTATAATTCAACCTTAAATCACTAGGCTGTGCATAGTAGTCTTCTAAAACCTCCTCACATATCAGAAGTAACCGCTCAACCTTCTGTGTTGCTGGAGGCAACTTATCAATCCAATCATCCTGCCTACGGTTTATATATTCCTGTGTTTCCTTATCCAATGTGTTTAAGTAGGCATCTAAGTTTTTCTGCCATTTATCCCAATCAGGTACACCAAACTTCTTTGGGACATCGCCACGCAATTCCATATACTTGCCATAAGCTACATCCTCTGGACTTTCATTTTCAACAAGCCAAGCCTCTAAATCTTCTATCCTCTCTTCATCCATATACTTCTCTTCTAAAGCCCTGCGCTGATATTGCCCTTGCCTAATGCGCCTTTGATATTCAGCACCTTCTATATAATCTTCAATAGTGCTTGCTCCCGCCCAAAAGCCATTAGCCAATTCCTCTATCTCGTAATTGTATACTGCGTCCAATTCCTCTCTTATATAAGCATCCATAACCTGAAAATCAGTACCTCGTCTGAGAACATCCTCCTTAACTTTATCTCTTGCCTCTCGGTAATCCTCAAAAGTCAATAGAAGCCAACCCATTTGCTCATTGTTCAAGTCATCATAGGTTAGTTTTTCACCAGCAGCAAGTTTTTCCTTTTGCCAAGGCATTATTATATCTTCAGGAATATCCTTAATGTGTGTTTCAGCGTAGTCTCTAGCCTGCTCACGATATTGAACCATCCAAGCCCTCAATCCCCACCACTCAGCGAACCCTTTTTGCCATCCAGCTTTAGGGACATCTGTAATCTGCCCTGCAAGCCAGAATGGGAATGTCTTATCTACTATCTCCTTGAGATAATCGTCAATGCTATCCAGCCGTTCCCCTAAATAATTCTCACCAGAAATTACATCTATGGCTGACGAAACCACTGGTGCAGCCCTACCATAAGCATATCTCAAAAGTGGCTGTTCGTGGGGGTCTATACTAAGAAAGTCCATAGGGTCATCTTGGGCTGTTCTCAATAAAGAACCTAGAAGTCTAAAGCCAGCAATCCAAACTCCACCCAAACCCATACGGACACCAGCAATTTCCACGGTCATTAACTCACCAGTTCTGGGGTCGAACATTTTAGGAATAGGTTTATCTTTAGTTGGGATAATCCTTTCCTCTTGTCCTAAAGCTAGTGCCATCGCTGACATAAAAGCTGGGGCTGCAATCATCAACTTAACTATGCCTTGCCGGGCAATATCACCACCTATACCACCCTGAAATGCTCTACCGAGAAGGCTAGCAAAGGCCAAATAATAACGTGGAGCATACATGGTATCACGGGCCGAAACCTGAATAAACTTACTCATACCCAAACGGGCCATAGAACTTATACCAACCATGTGGTCACAGGTAACAACTAAATCGGTCAACTCTTTATCCGTCAATTGCCTGCCGAGTTTGCGGGTATAATGAGGTAATTTAGCTTCAACAAGCAAAGTCCTAGCCGTATCAAGGTAATCCTCAAACACTCTACCAAATCGCCTAAAAATCCTGCCTACCACTGGTATCTGTGCCAGCCATCCCCCTGCCCTTGCTGCCTGAGTGAACTCTGAGCCACCATATGGAGCTCCGCCATGAGTGGCAATTATTCTTCGTGCGGCCATGTGTTTTGGAATAGTATTCCATCGTGCAACATACTTCGGATTTACCAATGTCTTTAGACAGTTGACAAAAGCCTTTCCCCATGCACTTGGATTATTCGCCAATAGCATCAAGCCCTGAATTAGAGTAAAACCCGTGTCGATAGCTGTTTGCCCCATACGAGCCACATCATTTATTTTGGCCACTTGGCTTAATACTTGATGGGAAGTTATCTCTTTTGTGATTAAGGCATTTACTGAGCTTGAAATTTCAATCGGGAAAATCTCCCCTTGAAGTCCAGCGTGATTTATAATTCCCTCTTTACCTAAAACATTCACCTTAGCCCTAGCCAATGCAAGTTTATACTTGATGTTAATATCCCTAGACTTTGCTTTTAATGCTACTTTCTCATCCACTATCCAGGTCTTAAGTTTTTGAGACACTTGCTTGCCTTGCTTGGCTATTGTTCTCAATTGTGCGTATTCTTTGGGATACCATCTCTTTATGCCAAGCCAATAAGGCCAATCAATAGGTGCCTTAGCGTTGATTTGTTCAATTAAGCTAGAGATATTCCTTAGAGCTAATCGTCTTGCAACAACTTCTTCACGGACAGCCCTGACAGCTAGTGATACTCTTTCCTTCGGCAATTGACCCAATGGACGCAGAAAATCAGCTAACTGCTTATCTACAATCGCTTTGTTGCCAGCAGTAATTCTCATCTCAACAGCTGCTCTTAAATCAGTGGTATACTTTTTGCCCTGTACAATACCCTCTAGCACCTCTTCATAATAGCGTGTCCGAAATGAACTTGGTCTTACTCCTGGTCTCGTGCTAACACCTCGCCTAACTTCCGTTATTGCTTTTGTCTGTAAGTCCTCAATCTCCTTGATAAATCTTGGGAAGTATCGCTGCCCCTCCTTTAACCCAACTGGCTTGACATTAACTCCCGCTGCAATCTCCTTAGCCAATTGCTTTCTTAAAATATCATCCAGTAAATCAAGTTCAGCTCTCTGGGTTGCCGTCAAAATATATCTATCAGGGGATTCAGCGATGGCCCGAATGAATGGTTTATGTTCAGGTTTTATGGGCTTCACATTTTTAACTATCCCCTCCACCACAGGTTTAATCGGTAGAGTGCCCTTCTGGTATAAGGGGGCAGCAAACTTGAATGGGAAGTCCTTGGCAATAACAGCGTCCATCTCAATACGGGCTAAAGACGGAGCTATATCGTTTTTCAGAGCCATCCAAGCAATAACTGCTCTCTCGGCATCCGTTTTAGCCGCTTGCATAGGCAAGAGACTTCTACTCACAGAACCCATAATACCTGGAGCTTTAACTAATTTCTGACCTAATCGGGCTGCTATTGTTGCGTCAAAATTAGCACCAATCAACTCTGCAATAGTTGGCATATCCCCTGCTCTTGGAGCCTTTGCAATTTGCCAAGATATTTTAGATTCTATTATGGTTACTTTATCTAAGATTTTAAATTCAGCTTTTGTAAGCACTTTGCCCGCTAGTCTTTTGGTCTCTATTTTGGCTGCTTGCTGAAAAAGTTTAATTCCTACTCGTGTGCCGATACCACCTGACGCTATGTATGAAGGCAACTCAGCCACTATTTGTTGCCAAAGGGCGAGTTTTTCATATTTCTCCTGTATTTTACCCGCTTGAAAAAGCTGTTCAGGAGTGAAAACAGCCAATTCTTCTTTGGCGATAAAGGGCATGGCTAGCACCTGCCCAGAAAATGCGAAGGGCATTGACACTGCCTCTAGTTTCTCTTCAAGCGAAGGATAAGCTACCTTAGTAGCCTCTTCTAGTAACGCTTCCATTTCGGTTGGCTCTACTGGAGGAGCTTTAATAGGCTCAATAGAGCGCATTCCTGTAAATGGGTCAGCTATTACATCACCGACCTTTTCATCCTCTATCCATACACTGTAATCTGGTCTGATTTCCAATGAAACAGATTTGCCCGCAATCTCTATTTCTTTAATACCAGGTGAGAAGAATTGTTTGGTTCGCTCCGCTAAATCCTCGAAGCTAGGAGTATACGGGAACTTCGGGGGAGTAACGGGTGCTTCTAGTTCCTCAAAGGTCGGGGTATACGGTATTTCAACTGGTGGGCCTACAGCTTCTGGGCGTTCAGTAGGTTCAACAACTTCCTCAATTTCTTCTTCTGGTTCTTCAGGGTATCCCAATAGCTCAGGGTATTCTTTTAATAAATTGCCATAAGCAACTACAGCTTCGGGTTGTTTAGTGCCAGCATATTGGAGAAAGGCATTGAGAGCGTGGGTGGCTTTTCTTAGCTCTGTCTCCTCAGCCATTGAGCTATGCCATAATGCTTGGTTCTCTTCGCTCAACGTAGCAAACCACGCATTGAAGTCTTCTGTCGTGCCTCTTACTCTAGTTGCATAGCCAGGCATGTCAAGGCGTATTTGTCGCTTTGCTTCTGCTGCAGCATAGAAGGAGTCATACTCTTCTTGTAAATCACCAACTTCCGTAGAAGTCCACGCTGGTAGACCTTGCTCTACCAGACTCCTTGCCTGCCGATAGGTAGCCACGTCCCTTTCATAACGCCCCTTAATCTTCTTGCGGGCAATGGCATAGTCTTCCCATAATGTTGAGTAAAGTTCAGTAGCAGTCGTCATCTAAAATCCCACCGTCTTTATCTTAGGAGCTTCTCTTCCTGCCCTCATCATTCTCTGCCACCAAGTTTCCTCTGCTTTCTTTTTCTCTTCGTATGGCCCATAGGTTTTCCATTGACGTTCCCGCTCAGGGGCTTCCCATCCAAATCCCCTTGCCAGAGAAGGATACCGCTTGGCAAACCAATCCTCCCATGTCTCCTCTTGGGGTTCATAAATTGGGTGACTACGGCCCTGTCTGTCGGTTCTGTATCCAACAATCTTGCCCCGTTCGTACTGTTTCTTAGCATAATAAGCAGCTACATCGGGAAAGTTAGTGTAAAGATAATCACCCCAAGGCTCTATCTCCCCTCTTCTGCTCCATTCGTTTTTAGCAAGTCTGAGGATTTTTGACATCCGTGAGGATAACCAATCTTCAGGGTCATCCCTTTCAGGCCATTTTATTCCAGTTGGACTTACCCTTTCTATTCTTCGGTACTTTTTTAACCCAGGTGCGATTTCCTTCTCGTAATGCTCTACTTCTTTTGGTGTTGGTTTATAGTATTCAGTCATTATCCACTTCCCCTATTCAGATAACTCTGATATGCGTCATACCAATAATCCCTAGTTCTTGACCTTCTGGGATGAGTAAGTCTTTGATTAGGCTGATAGGTATTAGGCTGTGCGGGCCTGGGGTGATTACTACCCAAGCTCGCTCCCCGTCTCTCAAAGGCATAAGGTTCTATGTCTTTAACCAGTTGGGGGAACATTTCCACCTTGCACCTCCGCTTGTTCTTGTTTTTCAAGATTTTGCATATCTCTTACAACCTGTTCGGCATCCTCTTTCCTGCCCTGTTTAAGTAAAGTCTCCACAGCCCGCTTCATAGCAAACATAGGACTGTGTTCTGCCATCTCAACAGCAGCCAGGTCAGCTAGTCCCTTCGGGTCAGGCCACTTCAGGATATGCTCCCACACTGCAATCTCTGGTATACCGAGTCTCCTTGCCATTTCAGCAACATAATAGGATGCCAGTTTTGTCCACTGAGATTCTGCTGTGTGTTCAACCTTAATGATATGCGGTTTCTTCAGGTCAATGGGCGTAACTGTAGTCTGATAATATTTTTTCTCTTTCTCACTTTTAACATCTACTTTAATGTTGCTGTACAATAACTGTTCTTCTATCATATAGCAGATAGCGGTATAAAAACGGTCTAGTAGTCTTAATTGTGGCCCGAACACCCTACTCCTGGATTCCTCAATTATTCCCAATGCCGTACCAGATGCAGGGGGTGAGCTTAATTCAAGGGCAGGCATACTACCCTGCTCCTCCCACATCCTTACCAAATTCATTGCATTTACCAACGTTGGCGAGATTTCTTTGAGAGGAGATTCCCTTAGTTCGTTGGTGTCTGCAGGAATGTCTATAATCATCTCGGGATGTAAAATCGTATTTCCCAGGTCGGTCTGGCCGCCCGGTTTAAAATAGTTTAGAATAGGCTGTTGATATAAGAGCTTGGCATGGGTAAACCACATTGAGGCAAACTTATCTTTCAAGGGATAAATAGGTCTATTGGGTGCGTAAATACTATCGCCATATCTTTCTGTCTTTGACTCTGTACCAGTAATAACCAATGGTCTGGTTGATATAGGCATAATTAAAACGGGAATTGAGGGTAGCTTCCAAAGGGTAGGTTCTACAAGAAAGGTATCTTTGCAGACAACCGCATTCCATATCTCCCCTAGCTTGCCCCACCATCTCTCAGTGACGGCTAGATTGTCCCTTTCCCTGTCAAATAGTTTCCACCAAGCGGCCTTAGCCTCTTTTCCGTAAGTTTTACCTATATCGTCCTTTGTGCGGAAAGTTTTGTAGGATGTCATAGATAGACCTTCCCCGCCAACATCATAAACGAGCCATCTAGGGTCTAACGGCGTATAATCATTGATAACATTCTTTCCCGACCTATAGTTTAATATCCTAGCACTCGCCCACCCTCTAATCATGGCTGTCCAGATGAGATAATCCCTTAAAACAGGCATAAGTATTCTGGTTAACCGCTTATCGGCAGTTTCAAGGACAAAATCAAGTAGCATTTCCAGCCTTGCAATATCATCCCTCTTATCTTCGCCCTCTTTTTCAGCCATTCTAATATGAATGTCTCTGGTAGCAGCCGATAATTTGGTTTGCACATTATCAGCAAAGGTGCGTGGGGTGTTGGAGGTTACGTTTATGGCAGTCGGCCCCTCTTCATATTCAACATCTACCATATCCCAGAGTTCGAAGTCATCATCCATCCTCTTAAAACGACCTCGAAACTCCTTATCCTCCTTGCCCTTGAACTCCTTTGCTATTTCGGAAGGCGTAATTTCTATTTTATCTACCAAATTCTCTTCCCCCTAATATAAGCGTGCATTTCTCGCTTAATGCCTACTTTCTTTAGCATTTCATTGGCTAGCATAAGGCTAATCACTGTGTCTCCGTGTGTTTTGCCAGTGGGTTCAGGGTAGGCTTTAACCCATTGATATTCCATTAACTCTTTGATTTGAGGCTTGAAACGGGTGATTAGGCTACCATTGTTTATGCTCTCAATAAGTTTAACAACGAGTTCCCTCTTATTGGGACGAGTAAGCGACCACCCTGCCTTTTGCCTCTTAGTATCTCCATAAAAGAGATTGTGATAACCCAATTCCTTTAATTTATCTATAACAGCCCTGCCTATTCCGATATTATCAACACACAAGAGGGGATTAAAGTATTTCTCGCACAGTCTGGCACATTCAAGGGCAAAAGAGTCAGTTGCAATCGTATTGCTGTATATCCTGGCACATACCTCGGACTCAAGCCCATATTTGCCCACAATATCCAAGCTGGAGTAATCTAACCCAACTCCTTCACCAACATCAGCGGCAGCAGCATAAGAAACCCCCACTCTTGGAGGGTGCAGTATATAAATACAACCCTGCTCACAGTCAGGCTCCTCTATGGCGTTGTCCCATAAATCACTGAGTCGGTCTTTATTGAAACAAGATTGAGCCGATAAGGGAGACAAGGCCTCTTCAACAGTTCTAGGATAGTTCTTTTTAACAACCCACGGCGTATTCTGGTATTCCCGCACTAATTGGTCGTAATATGCCTCGTCCCTATCAGGGCAAGAAAAAACACCATAGAAAAGTGCCCTATAGCCATTTGTACCTGCTTCGGGATACCCTGAACCTTCACCCTGCTTCCAATGTTGCTGAAAGTCACTGTCTTGCTTGGTGTCATCTATCGTTGAAACAGCAACCAACTTCCTTTCAGGGCTGTCACGGACAGTTGCACTTGTATGACCTAAGTTTATCTTGTAGAATTCATGGAAATCAGCTTCATCATGTATCACCCGCCCCGAAGTCTTGCCAATACCAGCATCTTTTGTGGAGGGGAAGGCTTGTATTACAGAACCAAGCGACTGAAAGCCAAATTGCTCAGTGGAGTTAGGTTTCGGCTCTCTATAGTCAGGGATTTCTTTAATCCATTCGGGTAGATTTTCATAAACTATCCTTGATTTTGCCAGTAATTCCTGTGCCTCTACCATCCCTTTTGAAATTTCTAAAACACTCCACCCGGGAATAGTCATAACCTCCCGTAATGCCTCTATAGCTAATGCCCAACTAACCCCTATCTGCTTGCTTTTTATTAAATCTATGAACTTGTATGTCTGTAAAGCTCGGTAAAAATCAATTAAATGAGGCCACAACTCATACTCTAACGCTAACTCCCCAGGCTCCTGTATCTTAACGAAAGGAAGAAATTCCATCGGGTTGGCATTAATTTTAGTTAGTACCTCTAGTTTTTCAACCTTACTTAGGCTTTCTATATTCTCTATTTTCACACCGTTTAACCCAATTACAGTTCATACATAAGGTTTGATAGCCTTCTGGATAACCTTTCTTTATCAACCAACCATAGAAGTAGCTACCCCCCAATTCCCCCCTATCTTCTTTGCCACCACCCTCAATATGGTCTATACTTAAACAAGCCAATCTGCTTTCCCCGCATCTGCTGCAAGCACATTTACCATTACCATAATGAGTCAGAACAAGTTTTTTTCTGAGTTGTGTATAAGCTCGGTTCTCTTCTGCAATTCGCTCCCTTCTCCTTGTGAGATTCGTAATACTTCTTATTGTATTCTCTTTGCCTTTGTTTCTCCATCATATTTTAAGAACTCTAAGGGATTCCCCGCTATCCTTGTTAATTCTTCTAATTTATCCATTACCAATCAGGCTTCTTGACATCACAGATTGTGATGTCAAACTTTTACCACAAATCAGAAATTTACTCACCCTTCGTTATGTAAAGTAAGGTATTTTTTATATAATCCGTTGTTTGAGCTACCTTGCTCTTATTCGTGTTTCTGCTGATAATTATGGTTGGGTGGTGTTAGTGATGATAGTGATGATAGTGTTGATGTAAAGGAAAGAATCTACACGGAAGCAGGTATGAGAGGCTCTAGGATGCACATTAAAGGGCCCATCCCCCTCAACCAATGGTATACTAGGCTCGGTGGTGGGACGCACTATATTTGTTCGGCTAATGCCTGGTAATATGCCTGACCAAAGGGTAAGGGAATGTTGGGGAATCTATCCTTCTGGTCTTTTGTCCTGTTCAAACAGAGTACCGCTCTCTCCCTGGGTGTTAAATCCCTATCATAATCATAGTTAAGCGTTACGTACTCTTGTGAACCCTCTTGTGAACCTTGGGTTTGTGAACCTTTTTCTTGCTTTCTGTGAACCCTCATGTACTCTTTGTGAACCTCTTTACTCTGTGGCATCGCTACCCCCCTCTATCTGTTTCTGTCCTTCTAAGAACTCACGCCTTGATTGAGCTAGTATCGTCATTAGCCTGGTTACTACACCAACCCCTAACTCCTTGCCTCCCTTTAATTCTAGGTCTGTCTGTTGCTTTGGCTTGCCCAAATGCCTATCAATAAGATACTGAAGACATTCCTTATCTCCCTTGAGAGCGAGTTCGGACAGCTTCTCAAAGTAACTTGGCAGATTCTGAGTATCTTTGTCTATAGCTTCTCGCATGACATGGGACGGTGTTCTTTTCCTGCCAGCCCCTGGCCTTCTACCACCGTGCTTATTGTGTGTATCAATCAAGTTTCTCCCTATCTGTGTAATTGTTTATTCAACTCTTCGTTTACGGTCTTCATAGTAATACCTTTAATACCAATCATTAAGTCTTCCAGTGGTATACTTTGAGCTTTCATACTATGTATTACCTTATATAGTTTTATTATCTTCTCTTTATTGATATTCATTTAGGCACGCAGTAGCGTTAAGGGCTAAGGTTAGTTGACAGCTCCGGCTTGGGTGGTGGTCTCAAGTATTCTACAATCTTATCGGGCTAGGCGTTCGGTCAAAGCTACTCACTAAGCCGCTAGTTGCAGTTCGTTACCTACGCTGCTAACCTACTTACGAGGTCGTTTAAGACGCTACCCTGCAATACCTGTTTCCGTGTAGTTTTCACAAGTTACACGGTATAATGTATCCGTGAGTATGAGTGAGATAGATTGAGCTTGAGTGCCCCCAGTACCCCTCTATCCTATTTAATGGGTATTGACTTGTTGTTTGTGTGTGTTATACTGAGTGTAGATTTAACAGGAGGTAAAGGAAATGGGACAGACAAGTCAAATAGGCAAAGTAGCAACCACTGTTCACACCAACGAACAAGGGCAAACACGGGTCGTCTACCATAACACGCCAGTAGTAAGCTTCAACCAAAAGCTAATAGTGCTAAATCATGGTGGTTGGATGACTCACACTACCAAGGCACGGATGAACCAAGCAAGTAATCAACTGGGACTAGGTTATTGTGTCTACCAAAAGGACTTTGGTTGGTTCGTAAGATTCAAGGGGGAAAATATCCCCTTTGAAGAACGAACCCTAACCCTAGAGCGTTAGACTCTTACTCTACCCCTTAGCTAGTCTAGGGGGTAGCGATAAGGGACTAAATAAGGAGGTAAGAGATGAAAAAGAAACCTTGCCCAAAATGTGGACGGGGTGTCTATATATTCTTTGAGAAGGACGGGCAAGTGATGTGCGCTTATTGCACCGGTAATCTATGGGCTATTAACGAGGAAAGAAAGAGACAAGCCCACATTAAGGGGGCAGAGAGATGATAAAAGTTGAATGGGGAACTCCAGCCCAACACTACATACTGCACGATTACCCTAATGGTGTGGCTGAAATACCCGAAGAGCAAGGTGGTGAACATAAGTTTGCTTTTGGCATGGAACGGGCACAAGTTTGGCAAAAACAGGCAACAATATTAAAAGCCTTACTAGAAGAGGCTAAGGGATGCTAGGTTTAATAATCTGGTTGATAATCTGCTTTACCTGGTTGCTCTATGAGACTGACTGGATGAGAGTTAGGCTATTACTGGGAGGTGATATAGCTATGAGACTTCCAACTGGTAAAACACTAACACAAGAAGAACTTGATTATGTAATCAGTGTGATTAAACCACCCAAACGCAAGCCCAATAATTCCGAACTGCCTTGCTGGTATTGTGACAATGGACACGACCGGAGGCACATTGATATGGGGGTGATGTCCTACGATATTTGCCAATGCGGAGCTTCCATTGTTATTCTGCCAAAACGTAGAACTAAATCAATATCCCCTAACGCTAGACTAGCACGGCAAATTGGGGTTAGGTTTGCTCCCTATCATCAAGCTAATATCGCTAAAATGAAACGACTAATTAAATAGGAGGCTTAGAATGTTAATACTGGTAGCTATGGGATTACTCGTTGTCTTGATTATTATAGATTTATTTATATAGGAGGTAAGTAATGTTTATCAGTAAGAAGCGATACAATGAGAGGATAAAGGAAGCCTA